TAATACATTTTTTTCAGGTAAGAATAATTCAAAAAATGGCTTAACATCGTTTGGAGTAATAACCCTTTTGAAAACTTTAGTAATACCATTAACAACTAATTCTCTTTTGGTAATAGTATAATTAACCAAAACATTATTGGCATTGAAGTTAGGTATTTTTAATCTGTTGGGAAACCCTTGGGCATTATACGGTGATGTAAAATCAACGTCATATATGTTTTCGAATATTATACCAGCACCTGATACTTGAGACCCTCTAGCTAAAGTTCCAAGATATCTCTCATCTTCTTTATCTCCAAAGGCAGGTACGGTAATTGAAAAATCCACTAAAGATACTGATGGTCTTTGTCCAGGAAGTTTCAATCCATAAGTTCTCGCAATATTATATATTGAAGATCTTTGTTGTGCATATTGAAGCACTGTTTCTTGAATACTTCTATCTATGTGATAATGTAAGTTATCAGCAACCGCAGCATTCAAGTCCAAAAATACCGAGAATACAGATGCGTCATTAAAATCCTGAATCAGTTCAGGATAGTATGTTCTTACATAGTTTAATAACTCAGTTCTTATCCCCTGATAATCTCTAGTTGTATATGAAATTTTACGATTTGCCATCTATATTAAATATTAATAATAACAAAATCACTTTGAGCAAAAGTCGATCTGTTGTTCGAGTAATCTATTCTAATTTTAGCGGTATATTCCGAAGTACCTTTTCCAGGTAATCTATAAATTGGAGACTCGCTTGTTCCAAGTGTATTTTCACCTAGCATGGTATCAACTTCTTCCATTGGGTCAGCAGGTGTAATTGATATTTGATTTAATAACAGGTTTGGCATATAAACTTGGACAGCATCTCTAATATCTGATTGTATTGCATCAAAAGTTAAACCATCAAATGGCTCAAATAAAAATTCATACAGTCTTGTTCCAAAATCAGGTAAAAAATACCTACTACCCTTTCTAGTTAAAAGAAGGTGAATTAAGTCAGATTTAATTTGCTGAGACTCTAATTGGGTAAGTTCTAAAAAATCACCCCGTCTAGAATCTCTGAAAGGAAAGTTTATTCCGTATGTTACTCCGTTCGCCATAAAGATAAATATAAGACCCTTGTTTTTCCTTATAAATAGCCACAAATAAAAAATCCCGATATATATCGGGATTAATTATTTAATTAGGAAGAACAACCGAAACATTCAATTTCAATTCCTTCTGGTTTTGGTGGTAAATTCATACTACTATAATCAACTTTAGGAACTTCAACATTTGGTTTTGGTTTTTGTGCCTTTGACATATCCAACGCTAAGTGTTTAGCTCCTGTTGAAATTGCCTTAGTCCTTACATAATAACACAATGTTTTCAAACCTTTTTCCCACGAGTGAAAGTGAGATGATGTAATTTTAGACAACGTAGGGTTCGACATATATATGTTCATAGACTGAGACTGATCAATGAATGGTGCTCTATCTGCCGCCATATTAATCAAATCTCTCTGAGAAATCTCCCAAATTGTTTTGTACTTAGGAATTAAATGTTCAATTCTCTTAACCTTTTTGTTATAGTTTTTGTCTTCAGGGTCAAGGTATTGATTGAAGTTAATGTTTTGAATTGAACCTTCATTCATAATAATTTCATTCTTCAAATCTTCGGACCAAATACCAATTTTTTCAAAGTCATTAATCAAGTACTTGTTCACAATCATAATTTCCCCACCAACAACTCTTCTATTGAATAATGCGGAATGTGCTGGTTCGGTCATCTCAAATGAACCAGTGATTTTTGCTGAAGAAGCAACTGGCATCTGAGCTGTGAATAATGAGTTACAAACACCATATTCTTGTACATCTTTTTTCAACGTTTCCCAATCCAAGAATAATTCAGAGTCGTTCAATCCCCACATATCAAATTGGAAGATACCTTTTGACATTGGAGAACCTTTGAAGAATTCGTAAGGGTGTCTAATTCCTTTCTTACACAAATCATTACTTTCAGTAATTGCCGCGAAGTAAATTGCTTCAAAAATATTTTTGTTCAAAGTCTTAGCCTCATCAGAAGTGAAAACATAATCCAAAAGACAGAATACATCCGCTAAACCTTGTACTCCAATACCAATTGCTCTTTGTTCTAAACCTCCTTTAAGACCTTTTTGAGTTGAATAATTATTCTTGTCGATAACATTGTTCAACGCTCGTACCGCCTTTCTAACTTCTTGAATTAATAACTTGTAGTCAAACTTTCCTTCAACAATAAAGTTTTTAAGAACGATTGAAGATAAAGTACAAATCGCTGTTGTGTTCTCATCAGTATACTGATAGATTTCATTACACAAGTTAGATTGTTTAATCACACCAATGTTTTGATGATTTGTTTTTTTGTTCGCACTATCTTTAGCACATAAGTAAGGTACACCAGTTTCAACTTGAGATTCAATGACTTTACTCCAAATCTCTTGTGCTTTCACTTTTCGACCGATTCCTGCATTTACCGCCAACTGATAGTTTCTTTCATATTCATCACCGAAACATTCCTGTAATGGTTTAATACCCGCTTTGATAATATCATTCGGACAGAACAAATACCAATCTTCATTGTTTTTAACTGCTCTCATGAAGTTATCAGGAATCCAAAGTGCAGTAAATAAGTCTCTCGCTCTCAATTCTTCTGCTCCTGTATTCTTTTTGATATCTAATAAATCGAAAATATCTTTGTGCCATGGTTCTAAGTATATCGCAGCACTACCAGGTCTTCTTCCTTGTTGGTTAAAGAATCTCAATGATTCGTTTACAATCTTAAGATATTTTAACAATCCACCAGCAAAACCACCAGATGATTTGATTCTGCTTTCTTTACTTCTGATGTTTGACATAGACAATCCAATACCCGCAGCATCTGAAGAATATGTTGAAATATCATTCAAGGTTTTTAGTAATCCTTCTCTTGAATCTGAATTATTATAATGTAACACACAAGATGCTAACTGAGGAACTTTTGTTCCTGAGTTAATCATAATTGGAGTCGCCTTAGAAATTCTCTGACTTGATAATGAATGATAATATTCTACCGCTTCTTCAAATGAATTGGTCACCCACAATGCCACTCTCATATACATGTGTTGTGGTCTTTCAATTACTTTACCTTGAGGGGTTTTCAACAAATACATTTCTTGTAATGACCTCCATCCAAAGTAATCAAAGTTGTAATCATTCTCATGATTGATTACCTCATCAATCTTAGACGGACCATACTTTTCAATTACCTCCATTAGTTCATCATGAATAACACCATCAACATGAAGGGTATGCATTACATTTGAAAAACTTGGATCGGTTTCCTTATGATACGATGAAATCGCAACTGAAGCCGCAAGTCTAGAATAATCATAGTGACTACCAGTATATGCCGCAGCGATTTCATAAACAAGTTTATCTAGCTCTTTTGTGGTTATATTACCTTCAGTTGGTACTGATGTAATAACTTTAATGAATATCTCATCAGAGTTAACGGTCAAACCCTTAGCAGCTCTTTTAATTCTGTTATAAATTTTTTGAGGGTTGAATGAAACATCTTCCCCTGCTCTTTTTTTAATTTTTAATGACATCATAGATATAAAAGTATTAAATTAAAAATCAGAATCGAATGATAACTCTTCGTTTAGTTTCGCTTTTTGGTATTCCATCGTTCTTGACTCAAAGAAGTTACCTTTAGTTTCAACCGCAATCTGTTCCATAAACTTAAATGGTTGTTCAACATTGAATTCTTTTTTACATCCAAACTTAACCAATAATCCATCAGTAACGAATTCCAAATATTGTTTCATAAGATTGGAGTTCATACCAATAAGTGAAACAGGCAATGATTCAGTAATAAATTCTTTTTCAATCTCCAATGCAGACAATAGAATTTCTTTAATTCTTTTTTCTGATGGTTTAGTTTCCAAGTGATTATTAACCAAGTGAATTGCAAAGTCGCAGTGAAGATTCTCGTCTTTGAAAATCAAACTATTTGCATTACACAAACCTTGCATAATACCTCTCGACTTCAACCAGAAAATTGAACAGAAAGACCCTGAAAAGAAGATACCTTCAACCGCAGCGAATGCCACAAGTCTCTCTTGGAAGGATGCGTTTTCAATCCAATCAAGAGCCCACTTAGCCTTCTTTTGAACTGCAGGTAAATTATCTAATGCGGTAAAACAAAGTTGTTTTTCTTTTTCGTTTGAGATATATGTATCGATGAGTAATGAATACATCAAGCTATGAATGTTTTCCATCATCAACTGAAATCCATAGAAAAATTTAGCTTCAGGATATTGTACTTCCTTTAAGAAATTTTCGGCAAGATTTTCATTAACAATACCATCAGAAGCTGCGAAGAATGATAAAATATTTTTAACAAAATATTGTTCATTTTCAGTAAGATTATTCCAATCTCTAATATCGTTAGTCAAATCTACCTCTTCAGCAGTCCAAAATGCCGCTTGATGTTGTTTGTAAAATTCCCAAATATCATTGTGCTCAATGGGGAATATAACGAACCTGTTGGGATTCTCTATTAAAATTTTTTCCATAATTAATTGTGTGTTTTATAATTGTTGTTGTTCCTTTTGTTTTCTCTTCTCCATCAATTCTTTGACTCTGTCTCTCTTCTTCTCTTCTTGTTGTTCCTCAAATCCTAAGAACGTTACTGAACTTTCAGTATCAATTTCAAGAAGTTCATTGTTGAATTTACAGTTCTCGAATACAACCCCATCTTTTCCAAGACGAGACTTTGTTATCGCGATCGTCGCCAAATTCATTTCTTTTTGTTGAAGCGTTTTTGCCACCGTAATGATGACGTGTCCAACTTGAGCCTTTTTGATTGACCCTCCCATTTGGTCAGTGGTTACCACCTCTGAAGAAATAGAACTTCTATTACCTTGAGTTGCAGTCCAACCAACCAAGTTGAGCTCGTGACACATAGCCTCAAACCCTCTCATTACCGAACCTTCCGCCTTCCACTCGTCCTTTGATGATGACTCAGGTAATACACAGTCGATATAATCTAACATAATCATATCAAGTTTATTTCCATCCGCAATCATTTTTCTAACCTGATTTTTAAGTTGGTTCATTGTCATAGTATCCGATGCCAATTTCTTCAATACAAGTTTGTTTTTCATTGTTTCTTGTATTTCAGTAACCTTTGACATTACATCGTCTCTATGTTTTGCCAACTCATCAGGTGGAATACCTGTCCATATTGTGAAGTGTTTTCTCTGAACAATCTTTGGATTGTCTTCAAAGAATACCTGAAGGACATTGTATCCCAAGTTAAACGCTGTGTTCGCAATCTTGGTTAAGATAGTAGTTTTACCAACACCAGTTGGTGCAAGGATTACACCTATCTCTCCCTTAGCTAAACCACCCTTAAGTAGTTTATCAATACCTGGTATACCCATAGGTATTGGATGTCTGTAATCCTCATCTAATACTGTTTCTAAATCAGAGAAAATATCCGTCTGACCTTTCTCTATTTCACCTACCTGTAACGCCTCTCTAACTAACCCCTCCACTTTATCGTAAGATTCAAAATCTCCTTGAGTGATAATTTTTTGTGCCTTATCCATCGCCTTCTGAAGTTCTTGTTGTTTACAGAATTTCAAGGCCTTTTCTTGGACAAACTGTGTTCCTTCAAATGGTGCTTCCTTAACTTGTTTTAGTGTGTCCAAAACAATTTTAGCTACCAATTCTTGAGAAACTTCAGACTTGATAATTTGTTCGAGAGTTTCGAAGTTAGGGGTTGATTCATACTTTACATAGTATTCCTTAATCATCTGTAGAAGGATTTTGAAATACTTGTTATCAAAGTATGTGGACTCGATGACATCAAGAATAGATGATGAAAAATCTTTATCTACCACTATTTGATTCAATAACTGAATCTGAAAAGTGTTTCCTAAGTAATCGAAATTTTTGTTCATATATTTGTAATGCTCCCCTGTGTATTATTAAATACTCACTTACTCAAATCAAAATCCAAATATTGATAAGATAATCTTTGTTCTGAAAAAATGTCAGTTAATTCTCTGAGAATATCTTTCAAAAATGGTCGTACGTCAACGGTATAACGAACTTTGGGTGGAAAATATTTTCCATCAAAAATTCTATGACAAATTGTCGTATCTCCATTTTTTACGAAAATGTTGAATATCTCTGGTCCATCAGTATAAGAGGTGTCCATAACTGAAGGGTCGTGCATAATAGATTCACTATTATCCATCATGTAAATAACAGTTTTCATCTTCAAGTGATATTGTAGGTCTTCTTTAATGTCATTAATTAAGTCGTAGAATTCAACTGAGTTTTTTGCTGTCGGATTATAACCTCTAACATTAAAATACCTTTGGACAACAATATTGTCGTTAAGGGTTAGAAGAAATTCCATTTTGGTACTATCTTGCTCTTTCATAAAGTTTTTAATTTTTGTTTGTGTTTCTTTTTTCTTTTCGTGTAAGTTTCATAAATGGTTTGAGGAAATTTACCCAAGCCTCATCGTTCTTAGGTAGGTACTTGAAGAGACCGTCCTCCATCATCATTCTCATCAAGTTTTTGTATCCACGGTCTGTGGGGTCTATTGTGTCTGTATGAATTTGTTCCACCAATTCTTTTCCTTCTTCAGTAATCAAAGGGTTATGTAGGTCAACGATTTTTTTGTTTATTTCAAAGAAATCTTGGCCAAATGTACCGCTTTTAGTTTTACCAATCAAAATGTTCTCTAACGCCTTTGGTTTTTTCTTTTG